TTGTCGCCTACGACAACAACACCGCGATCATCGAGCAGGGCGTGTGCTGCTCTGGCGACTTCATCGATTCCGTGATGGGCGCCGACAACCTGGCGATCGACATCCAGAACGCAGTGTTCAACCTGCTGTACACGTCGACGACCAAGATCCCGCAAACGGACGCTGGCAATCACCTGATCCTGACGACGATGGAGCAGGTCTGTGCGCAGTACGTGACCAACGGCTTCCTGGCTCCTGGTACGTGGAATTCGTCGGGCTTCGGCACGCTGAATGAAGGCGATTACATGCCGAAGGGCTTTTACGTGTTCGCGCCTCCGATCGCTACCCAGAACCAGGCTAATCGGGCGGCACGCAAGTCCGTCGCATTCCAGATCGCAGCCAAGGAAGCGGGCGCAATTCATAGCGCAAACATCGCAATCACGGTCAACCAGTAAGGATCATCGATGGCAACTTACTCATTTCTGAATTTCAATGCCTCGCTGATCGGCCCTGGTGGTGCAATCTCCCTAGGATCTGGCGCGGGCATCGCAGAAGAAGGTTTCTCGGTCGAATTCACCGAAGAAGCCGACAACATGAAGATCGGCGCAGACGGGACGCCTATGCACAGCCTGAATGCGAGCAAGGCTGGCAAGCTAACCATTCGCCTGCAGAAGACTTCGTCAACGAATGCCCTTTTGTCGGCGATGTACAACTTCCAGCGCACGAGCTCGGCCAACTGGGGGCAAAACATATTCACCGCTTCGGACACGATCCGCGGTGATGTGTACACCTGCCAACTTGTAGCCTTCGCCAAATTCCCGAAGAACGATTACGCCAAGGAAGCCGGCACGATCGAATGGGAATTTAATGCGGGCATCGTGGATCCTGCATTGGCTGCAGGTACCTGATCATGAGTGACATGATCGACGTTGGCGGCCAGCAATACCGAATCGGCCGCCTCGATGCCAAAAAGCAGTTTCACGTTGCGCGCCGGCTGGCTCCATTGCTCGCAGGCCTGGGCGGTGCGTTGCAAGGCGAATCTAAGGGCTTTGCCGAGGTGGTGGCGCCGATCGCTGAAGCGCTGTCGAAGATGTCGGATGAAGACACGGATTACGTGATCGACACGTGCCTCGCCATCGTCCAACGCCAGAGCAATAACCAGTGGGCCAGCGTCATGGTCAGAAACGGCGGCCTGATGTTTCAGGACATCGATATGGCACAGATGCTGCAACTGACCGTCGCCGTCATTCAGGGAAATCTCGGGAGTTTTTTTCCCGCAGGGTCGCCGCTGACTTCTCGGGTGGCGGCCTGAACGGCATAAGCCTCGCGTCACTTCCAGATGGAGAAGACTGGTTACTTCTGCCTGTCATGGAGGGGTTGATCAAGTATGAATCATTGATCGACGGAACTGTTGATCTGGCTGACATCGCGCTTCTTGTCGATGCGCTCAGCGTTAAAAACGAGAACGAGCGCCGTATTCAGGCATACATGGAAAGCCGGAAATGAACGAAGACGTCATTAAGGAGTTCATGGTTTCTATCGGGTACAAGACCGATGAAACCAGCCTGAAGAAATTCACCGCCTCCCTCGCATCCGTCACCAAAATGGTGATGGGGCTTGGCGCCGCAGTTGTTGCCACAGCCGGCGCAGTTGTGGCTGGCGTAAAGATCATCTCGGGAGAGATGGAGCGCCTGTACTATGCATCTCAGCGTACCGGCGAGACGGTCGGCAACCTCATGGCGTTGCGCTATGCCGCGGGGCAGATCGGTCTAACAGCTGATCAGGCGCAGACATCGCTCGAAGGATTCACGCGCACGTTACGGTTGAATCCCGGCATGAATGGGTTGCTCCAGCAACTCGGCGTAACCGGCAACAGCCCCCTCGAGCAGTTTCAGAGCTTCATCGGCAAGATGAAGCAGATGCAGCCGTACATCGCGGCGCAATATGCAGGCCTGTTCGGCATCGATCCCGATACGCTGCTGATGCTAGAAAATGGGCTGCCGAAGATTCAGGCAGCCCAGGACCGGTATCGCGCGAAGCTAGGTGCGTTCGGCATCAACCCGGAACAGGCGGCGCAGGCAGGAACGGATTTCGATAAATCAATCCGCGATCTGCTGTCCGACGTTCATCTGTTCTGGGTGTTGCTGCAGGAACATCTGGCACCGGTCCTGCGAACCATCGTTGCCCAGTTTGAGCGGTGGGAAGCGGGCAACGCCGATAAGGTGGCTCAGAAGATAGCGACGGCCCTTGAGGCTGTGGCGAAATGGGTCTCTGAGATCAACTGGGATGCGGTCGGCAAAGACGTCGACGTGTTCCTCGCCAAGGCATGGGAAGTTGCCAAGGTCATCGGTAATATTGCTGGCGGCATCGCGAAGATAGCAAGTGTTTTTGGTGGTAGCAGCGCTGCTACGCCCACGGATGGTGATCACCCGGGTGATAGCCCATTCATCGCTTGGATTCGTAAAAAGCGCCAGGCGGCTGAGCGGTTGTTTGGAGGATCTCAGGCGGGGCAAGCTGGAGAATCATTCGGCACCGTTATTGAATTGCCGCCCACCTCATCATCGCCCCGCGGTATCCGTAACAATAACCCCGGGAATATTCGGTCCGGCAGTTTTGCAAACAGCGCTGGTGCCATCGGCGCAGATGACAAGGGTTTTGCGATCTTTGCTGATATGCAAACCGGGATGCAGGCTACGATGGCGCTGCTCCGTAGCTATGCGGCACGCGGCTTCGATACGATTCGCAAAGTCATATCTCGTTGGGCGCCCGGCAATGAAAACAATACTCAGGCCTACATTGCTGATGTGGCAAAAAAGCTGGGGCTGTCGCCTGATCAGGTATTGAACGGAAACCAGCTTGGTTCTTTGTCGCAGGCTATCTTCGCCCACGAGAATGGATCGGCATATGGCAAGTTGGGGGTTGGATCTGCATCCACTGCTAGTGGTCCAGTGACGATTCAACAGAAAACCGACATTCACGTCCACGGCTCACCGGATCCGCACGGCACGGCCCGCACTGTTCTCGGGGAACAGGGCCGCGTCAACGGCGATATGGTTAGAAACTTCGCAGGAGCGGTTCAATGAGCGCTTTAGGATTTCTCGAGTCCGGCGCTCAGATCGGGCTTCAACTGCTGGTCATCAAGCCAAAACGCGGCATGTCCCTTGCGGATGGAACATCGGCAATTGTTGCTCAGGCCGTTCTAGAGGAAGTCCACCAGGACGAGCTAGAGGTCACCGAGCATCCTGTCGAGCAAGGCACGGTCATTTCCGACCATGCCTTCGTGAGGCCGGCAGAATTGATCCTGACATATGGGTTTTCCAATAGCCCCAATCAGACAAGTGCTGTAGGTGCATTGGCTGGATTCGCCGCGGCGCAAAACGGCGCAGCCAGAACTTTGGTTGCAGCCGCAGAGGCCGTATCTGGTGTCGCCGCGGCGCTCACGTCACTTAGTGGCGGCCTATCTGTCGTTCAGCAGGCCTATAACAATCTGCTGACGCTCTACCGGGCTAGAACCCTGTTCACGATCTACACCGGTAAGCGCACCTACAAGAACATGCTGATCAAGTCCTTGTCGACGACGACGGACAAGGAGGCCGAGAATTCCTTGATTGTGCGGATCGGCTGCAAACAGATTCTAATGGCGCAGACGCAAACCGTGACCGTCCCTGATTCATCGGTTATGGCTGATCCAGGCAAGAATGCTGCAGTATCTGATATGGGCACTACCTACCCGGTGCCGACGCCCAACATCAACGTATCCGCCCTGCCATGACGACGTATTACGAGATTCCGCTATCGCCAACGCCGCAGACGTTCAACATCTCACTGTCTGGCGTGACGTATAAATTCACGGTCAAGTGGAATTGGGTATCGGCATGCTGGGTGATTGATATTGCAGATGCAACAGGCACACCGATGATTAGCGGAATCCCGATGGTTACGGGCGCTAATCTGCTTGAGCAATACGCATATCTCGGGTTCGGCGGGAGCCTGGTGGCACAGACTGACAATGCGCCAGATGTTGTGCCAACTTTTGATGACTT